AGTTATCTGTAGGTGATTCAGTACAATGGAACGCAAGCGGTGGCACTGCAAGAGGTGTTATAGATTCTATTGAACGTGATGGAACTATAAATGTACCTAATTCTGATTTTGAAATTACTGGTACAGAAGATGACCCTGCTGCATTAATTACTGTATATAGAGAAGTTGACGGTGATTTTGAGGCAACAGATGTTAAGGTAGGTCATAAATTCAGCACACTTACTAAGATAAATTCATTAAGAAGTGTTACAACTGTATTAAAACGTAGTGGTGAAACATCTTTTTCAGAGAAAGACGAAAATACATATGAGTTTAGTTTTAGTTCTGAATACCCTGTAGAGAGATCATTTGGAACGGAAATACTAAGCCATGAGATAGGTTCTATAGATTTTGGAAGGTTGAATGGTGGAGTAGCACCAGTGTTATGGAATCATGATATGAATCAGGTTATAGGAATTGTAAGAAATGCATATTTAGATAAAGATAAGAAAAAAGGTAGGGCAGTTGTTGAATTAAGCAGAAATTCTAAAGCACAAGAAGTAAAAAGAGATATAGATGACGGTATTTTAAGTGCAATTAGCGTAGGATACCGCATTTTAGAGATGGAAGAACAAGAAATAAACGGATCTAACGCTTTTCTGGCCACTCGCTGGGAGCCACACGAGGTAAGTGTTGTTGCAAGTCCTGCTGCACCAGATGTAGGTATTTCAAGAGGATTAATTGATGAAAACACTATGCCTAGTGTTAAAAAACAAGATATGATAGACAGTAAGCGTGTATACGCAGCGTCTACTGACGCACAACAGCCCAATTCTAAAAAACAATCAACTATGGAAAAAGAGCAACTTGATCTAGAAGTTGTGCGTAGTGAAGCTACAAAAAAAGCAGCTTCAGCAGAGCGTACAAGAATTAGAGAGATCAACGCAATGTGTTCTAAGCGTGGTTTCGATGACCTAGCAGAACAGTTAATCAACAATGGTTCATCTGTAGATTCATGTAGAGCAGCTATCTTAGAAAGAATAGATGCAAAGCCTGTTGAAACAGCAAAGCCTATTGAAGAACAACTATCTCCAAAAGAAAGAGAGAGATATGCAAGAGACTATAAAATTACATCTGGTCTAAGAGGACTTCTTACAGATGATTGGTCAAACTCTGCAAGTGGTTTTGCTAGAGAAATTTCACAACAGATTGCTAAAGATTCTCAAAGATCAAATAGCGGAAGATCATTATTTGTACCTTTTGGAGCATTAGCAAAAAGAGCTACTTATGTAACATCAGGTGCTACTACTGGCGGTAACATTGTTGCTACAGATCTAATGGCTGATGATTTCATAGAAGCACTAAGAAACAGCACAGTTATGGTTGGTTTAGGTGTACAAACATTATCAGGTTTAATTGGTGATGTTGCTATTCCTAGAAGATCAGGCGTTGCTTCTACTGGTTATCTATCATCAGAAACAGGTGCATTATCACAGGCTGAATCAACATTTGACCAGGTCACAATGACACCTAAAACACTTGGTACATTGTCTAAGTATTCTAGAAATATGCTTATACAAGCAACACCAGGTATTGAAGAGCTAGTAAGATCAGATTTACAAGCTGGTATTAATGTTGGTATTGACTTAGGTATTCTTAATGGTACTGGTTCATCAGGGCAGCCTACAGGAATAATGCAGACTTCTGGGATCGGAAGTGTGGCCATGGGAACAAATGGGGCAGCAATCACAGTTGAAGCATTAGTAGATCTAGAAACTGCAATCATGGAAGATAATGCAGGTGTTAACGCTGATTCTATTTCTTATGTAACAAACGCTAAAGTTATTGGTGCATTAAAGAAACTAAGAGCAGGTGGATCTAGTGCTACTGATGGTGCTTTCTTAGTTAATACTGATCTTACAGCGATTGGTAGAGGCGGTACACCATTAGCAGTTAACGGTTATCCTTTAGCTATGACAAACCAAGTACCTAGCAACCTTACAAAAGGTAGTACTAGTGGTGAGTGTTCTGCTGTTGTTATGGGTGACTTTAGCCAAGCAATCTTAGGTCTATTTGGATCTGGTATTGAAATTACTGTTGGTGAAGATTCTGATGATTTCGCGAAGAACCTTACATCTGTTAAGGGTGTAGTTGCATTTGATGTTGCTGTTCGTCATGCACAGTCATTTGCTGCGATCTTAGACGTAACCACATAATTGGTTTACTATATGGGGTAGCTATCTACCCCTTTTTTTTATGAAAATTAAGTGTCTAAAAAGTGTTTGTGCAAGTGGTGTTGGTCTAGAGGCTGGCAAAACTTATGATGTATCTACTGCTGATGCAAGCTTCCTTATTAGTATTGGTAAAGCAGAAGAATATAAAGAAACAACAAAAGCAAAAAAAACAACAACAAAAAAGTAAATGCCATTTACTGAAGATGTAACAACACAAAATGTATATCTAGATGATTTTGGTGTAAGTTGTACATCAGGTGGTACTACTGCAAAAGGAATATTAGAACAACCAGATCAAATATTGGCTGGCGATATGATTATTAGTACTGAATATGAACTTATTACAAAAACATCTGATTTCGGTACTTTAGTTTCTGGTGATAGTATTACTGTTGATAGTGTTGCATATACAGTAAGAGATCTAAGAAAAGAAAATGATGGTGTATTTTGTCGTATTAGTCTACAGAAAACATAATGACTACTAAAAGAGAAACAATACTAGCAAGAATCGCAACAGTACTTGCAGGTACTACAGGTGTTTCTGATCGGATCTTTAGAAGTCGTACAACAGCATTAACAAGGGCAGAAACGCCTAGTATTGTTATTGAACCGCAGAATGATGTAGTAGAGCAGACAACCTCATTACCAACATTAGATCATACATTAACTGTTAGACTTAGCGTAGTTGTAAGAAGTGGTACACCACATCAAACAGCAGATCCTACTGTAGAAAATATGCACAGTAGATTAATGGCAGATTTAACACTAAATGGCAATGCTATTGATATACAACCTGCAGACACTTCTTTTGAATTTATAGATGCAGATCAATCAGGCGGTATAATTGGCTGCGAATATGACATAAGATATAGAACAAATGTAGACGATTTAAGTACTTGATAGTTACATTCTTCTTATAAAGGTTTATGATATGTACATAGTGTCTATTAGGTAAATGCCAAAACTTCATAGGAAAAGATCTTTACTAGCAAAGATAGAAAGCAGTTATGGAACTGACCCTACTGCTACAGGCTCAGCTAACTATGTAGAAGTTGTTGATTTAGAAGTGGAACCAGTAGCAAGTGATGAAGTAGAACAAGAAACGATACGCCCATATCCAGGAAATTACCCAGTTTTATTAGCTAATACAAGAGTTAATGTAAGTTTTGGTGTTTTTATGGTAGGTAGTGGTTCTGCTGGAACTGCACCAAAATACGACCCTATACTAAAAGCATGTGGTTTAAGTGCTGCTACAGTATCATCTACATCTGTTACCTATACACCTTCTACATTAGCTACACAAGATAGTGTAACTTTATATGTTAACTATGATGGTGTTAGGCATAAGATAACAGGAGCTAGAGGTACATTTTCTATAAGTTGTGCAGTAAACGAAATACCTAGAATAAACTTTGAAATGCAAGGCATATTTAATACACCTACTGATACTGCTTTACCTACAGTTACAAAGTCACTACAACCTGATCCTGTTTTATTTAAAAATGGTAATACATCTAGTTTTTCTGTATTTGGTTTCAGTGCAGCTTTGCAATCATGGGAACTAGATTTTGCTAATGAAGTTATATATAGAGAATTAGTAGGTGGCACAAAAGAAGCACTTATAACAGACCGTAGACCATCTGGAACTATGGTTATTGAAGCTGTTGCATTATCTGATAAAAACTTTTTCACAACGGCTACAGGCACTTCTACTGGTACTAACACATGGGTACATTCTGGGGGTGCAGGTAATATCGTTACTGTATCTTGTCCACAAACTGACTTAGGACAGCCTACCTATGAAGACTCTGACGGAATCACTATGTTGAATTTACCTTTTTACGCTACACCTACTGATGCAGGGCAAGATGAATTTAGTTTAGCTTTCACTTAGTTGCACAGTTATAGAAAAGGGTATACCCTAGAAGAGATTATAAAAAATTTATGTTTATTTTAAAAAAAGAAGCAACCTTTACACATCCTATTGTCTTTTATACACCTGGTGATGGTGGCACACAAAAAGAAGAAACATTTGATGCTGTATTTAAAATTATTCCGCAATCTAGAATTAATGAAATAGGTGCTAAAGCGCAAAAAAAAGAAAAAGAACTAAAAGAGGGCATATTAGATGGCACAGATATTAGTGATCTTATGATTGCTGATGAAATATTAGTTGGTTGGGATGGTATTACTGATGGTGATCAACCTGTACCATTTACAAAAGCTACAAAAAAACAGGTATTAGATATTGCTGGTTTAGCAAATTTATTAGTTACTGAATATTTAGAAGTTGTTGCACAACAGAAAACAAAAAACTAGAAGGGGCTGCATTGTTTTGGTGCGGTGATCGTATTATTGACGATACAGATAAAGATGATGCTGTACTATTCGATCAGCCCATAGAACAAAAAAAAGAAGTAGAAATGTTTGAAGTTTATAAAGAAAACTGGTTATCAATTACATTATTTTTAGATATACAAACTCAATGGCGAATGGATCAAGGTATTATTTATGGTCTTGATTACAATGCTATAAAATGGATATTTGAATTAAAAAAAGAACAAATAAAAAAACCTTTAGAAATACTTGCTGACTTACAGGTATTAGAGGCTAAAATAGTAGAAACATTAAATAAAGAAAATAAATAATGGATCTTTCTACCTCTTACACAATAAAAGCACAGGTACAAGGTCAGAACCAAATTGGTGGATTGCAGAAAAGTTTAGGTGGCCTAAAAACAACTACTAATAATACAGCAACAGCAATGAATAAGTTAAAAACTGCTGCTAATAATGCTTTTGGTGTAATGAAAAATCTAGCACCTGCTATTGGTATTGCAGGTATGGGTAAATTAGTTAACGATACTTTAGATTTAGGTGATCAATTAGAAAAAATGAGCCAAAAAACAGGTCTTGCTGTGCCTGTACTAGATAAATTAAGACAAGCTGCAGATTTAGGTGGTACAGACTTTAAAACTCTTAGTAAAGCATTTCCAACACTTGCTAAAAACATGCAAGATGCATCAGATGGTGTAGGTACTGCTAAAGAAGCATTTGATAGGTTAGGTGTTTCTGTAACTAATAATGATGGGTCACTTAAATCATTAGACACAATGTTTTTTGAAATAAGTGACAAAATAAAAGCTATGGATGATAGAACATTAGCTGCTGCAAATGCTGCCGAAGTATTTGGTACTGGTATGGGTGCAAAATTAATACCTGTTATGAATCAGGGTAGTGAAGCAATACAAAATCTAAGCACAGGATTTACACAATTAGACGCTGAACGAATGGCAACATTTAATGATAAATTTGCACAAATGGGAGAAAAATTTAATGTACTAAAAGTACAGTTAACATCTGCTGTTTTACCTGCATTAGAAAAATTAGTAGATATAGTTACAGTAGGAGTTGAAAAATTTACTGCTTTACCTGGCCCTGTAAAAGCTATTAGTATTGCCCTTGCATTACTTTTACCTGCGATCATAACAATAGTACCTTTATTTGCTGCTATGGTAGTTTCTATTAAAGCTATAGCTGCTATAAAACTAGGCGCTATGTTTGCTGCTATTGTACCTGCTATAACTGGTTTAATGCCTGTATTAGCACCTTTTTTAATTGGTGGTGCAGTACTTGCAGGTTTAATAGCACTGGGTAAACTTATCGGTACTGTTGCAGGGCATATTTTTGCTAACAGAGACAAAATTGGTGAGGCTATGACTGCTATAGGACAATTTTTATTAAAACCATTTACAGGTTTTGCAGAATTTGTAAGTAATGTATTTCAAAATGTAGTAACTGGGATTAGAAATGCATTTAATGTATTACCGAATTTTGTAAGAAATATAATAACTGCTGCGACCGCACCCGTAACAGCATTTATGAATACTATAAAAAGAGCTTTAACGGCATTGAGGAATTTACTTAGAAGAAGAGCAGCGGCTAACTCAGGTGGTGGTGGTTCAGGTGGTGGTTCAGGTGGTGGTACACCAATGGCATTAGGTGGCGTTGTTACGAGTCCTACACTAGGTTATTTAGGTGAAGCTGGAAGTGAATATGTTATACCAGCAAGAAAAGCTGCACAATTTAGTAAAAACTATTTAGCAGGTTATAGAGGTTCTTCAGCAGTGCCAAGATTTGCAGAAGGTGGTTATGTAGCACCAAATGTAAATATTACAACAGGTGCAGTAACACAAATGGATGGTACTAATTTTATTACTACAAATGATTTAGCAAGTGCTGTACAAAGTGGTATAGATCAAACATTAACTTTATTGCAATCTGATTTAAGAACTAGAAGATCATTAGGTTTAGGATAGATGGCTAATTTTGATATATTAACTTTTTTAGAATATTACGCTGATAAATCAAGCGTTTTAAATAGTAGTAACAAAAGATCTCCTACAAATGCGTATCAAAATTTTTATCAATCAGCACAAAATCTTACAGCGGATTCAGATATAGATCAAAGTGTTAATTTTAATTATTTAGCGTTTGATGCATCTGGTTTTGCTTCTACTGAAGCCTCGAGTATTAGTGATTTAACAATAAATTTAGCTGCTACTGCATCTATAATTGATCTTACAGATACAGCTATAGGTGGTGATCGTCTTGTAATCGCATCTTTATATATACAATCAATAGGTCAAGATACATTTAGTAATTCTGCTAGTTTGGTTTGTAGATTTACAGGTACTATAGATAGTGCATCAGTTGATGATACTACAGTTACATGGACAGTTAGCCCTGCAATATCTAAACAAAAGGCACAAGTTCCATCAAGACGTATTAGCAGTGATTTAATGGGTAGGTTTATTGCAACATGAATAATTTAGTTTTTGCTGAGAATATAGAGGCTGTATTAGAAGATGGTACAGAAGTTACAGGTGTAACAGGCTATGTTATCGATGATAAAAGAGTATTTAAATTACCTGATAAAACAGTTCTAACTGGTACAAAAAAAATAAAAACTATCAAATTTGCTAGATTTATAGTATTACCAGATATATTACCCTATATTATGGCAAAGGTGAATGAATAATGACATCATCTAGTAGAAAAATAAGCGATTTATTAAATAAACGAGGTTTTGTAAAAGGTACTAATCGCTATATAGGTGGGTTTGTTACATCAAGAGGTGGCTTAATTAAAGCAGAATCACAAAAAAAGTCAGAAGTAGGTCAAGATGCACAAAAATTAGATGAAAGTTTAGAAAATTTTAAAAAACCTAATTCAGATCTTGATGTATCACAAAAAATAGCAAAGACAGGTGAAACTGTACCTATTGTGTTTGGAAAAAGAGCTAATAATATAGGAGGCGTTTGGATGCAGCCAAGTTTAATAAAAGCAGGCACTTCAAGTTATGTACAAAAATTATTATTTGTTATATCTCAAGGCGAAATTGTAAGTAGTCCTACAAAATCTAGATCTTTTACAGGACTAAGAAAACTTAGTTTTTTAGATGATACATCTATAACCTTAACTCATATTTATAGTACAGCAGCATCTTTAGCTTCTTCACCTAATTCATGCCCAATTAGCAGTACTGATTTGTTTTGTGGTAATGATATATATACATATTTATCCGAATTATTCAAAGCTTCATCTGGTAGTTATTTGTCAAATGAACCAGATAAAGGTAAAGATTTTGAAGGTTTAAAGGTAAAAACTTTCGGCACAGGTGATACCTCAAATACTACTTTTGTTTTGTCGTTACAAGTATTTGATGCAGAAACAGGAGATAATGTTACAACTGCATATCAAACATATTTAGGTGCTAATAGTATGCAATTTGGTTTTAATCAGCGATATGATAGTAACTTAAATTTTCTTGGAGGAAATAACCCAGGTACTATTATTGACTATATGGCAACTTTTTTTAATGGTCAGTTACTACCCCCAATAAATGCTACAACTGTAGCTGCTGGTACTTATACACAAACACAATTAAATAATTTAAATGCAATAAGTGGGGGTAGAACTAAATTTATTAATAAATGGACTTTTGTAAGTGTAAACAATCAGGTTATATCATCAAACCCTGCAAGTACAGGAACTCTAGACGGTGTACAGTATGAACAAACAATAGGTACAAGTGCAGTAATACAAAATACATCTAATGATAATAGTTCTTTTGCTGATATTACATTTTTAGCTGTATCAGGTAATTTATTTGAAACTCCATCTGCGGGTACTTTTCCAAGTACAACAAAACAACTATATATTTTTTATGAACAGGGTGTAAAGGTAGATTTGTTTAGTGCAGGTTTATCAGGTTCTAGTTATACACAGGGTGCTAGTAATCAATTTATAGATTTAGCAATGCATTTATTTAAACTCTATAAAAAAATTGATGGTAATAATACAGCTACTATTGTTGCACCTGTTGAACTATCTAACTTGCAAAGCTTATCTACATTTTGTACAAATAACAGTATGTTTTTTAATGGCATAATTTCTAAAGCTGTTAATATTGTTGACTTTATTACACAAACATCACCTTATTATTTTTTATCTTTTTTATCTGTAGGCGGTAAATATCAATTTGCACCAATACTACCAATTAATGGAAGCAATCAAATAGATACAACTGCACTAACTCCTACGATGACATTTACAGAAGCTAATATTATTCAAGGAACTTTTAAAAAAGGTTATCTTAGTGTAGAAGAAAGAAGAGAATTTATTGCTAATTGTATCTATACTGAATGTATACCTACAGAAGTTGCAAGACGTAAAACAGTTAGTGTCAGGTTTAGTACAAGTGCTTTAGATGCACCTACGGAGCAGTTTGATATGTCAGATTTTTGTGCTGATGTAAATCATGCAATACTTTATGGAAAATATGAGTTAGCAAGACGTAAACACAGTACACATAATATAAGTTTTTCTACACCACTTTTAACAACAACTTTAATACCAACAAATATTATAAAATTGCAACTACAAAGAAAAAATAGTATTGGTGATGACAGAACAGAAATTGAATATTATCAAGTTTCTAGTATTACTTATGATAATGATGGTGTAAGTAATATAGAAGCTGCACATTTTCCACTGGATACTAATGATAAATCTGAAATATCTTTAGAAATTACTACTGGTACTTTTACCGTTTTACAATGACAACATTCCCTGCATTAGAACCAGAAACTAGAGCCTTGATTTATGGAGACTACCCACAAAACACGCATGAAGGTTTAAGTGGTGGTAATGTTAGATTTTTATTAGGTACAAAAAGAGTTGTACAAAGATTGACTATTACATACGAATATTTAACAGAAGCAGAAGCACAAAGTTTACTAACACATTACAACGGACAAAACGGATCTATAGAGCCTTTTGATTTGTCTAGTCAAGTATGGGCAGGTTATTCTACACCACCTGTTAGCAGTAGCAGTTACCAATGGAGATACGCACAATCATTTCAAATTAGTATATCTTCACCAAACAGGTATAGTACATCTATAGAGCTTATAAGCGTACCTTTATAATGGCTACATTCCCTGCAATAATTCCTACAACTAGACTATATACACAGGGTGATTTTCCTAGTGCTATACAAGCTTCATCAAGTGGTACAACAACAGGATTTAGAAGAGGCAATAGACGTATAAACCAGACTCTACAATTGACTTTTGATAATTTAACAGAAACACAGGTAAATCTTATAAGAACACATTATGATGGTCAGAATGGTAGTTTTGAAATATTTTATTTATCGTCTAGTACATGGAGTGGCTATACATCACCACCTGTTGCACTAGTTTCTGATTTTGCCTGGTTATATGCAACCCCACCAACTATATCTGATGGCATAGTAAGTAAATGGAATGTAGAAGTAGAACTTGTATCAGTACCTATAGATACAGGTGATTTAATATTTGATGCAGGCGATTCTACAACAACTGCAAGAACTTATTTAGTAGATGCCTTAACAAGTAGTTCTTCACCTGCTAGAACTTATATAATAGATTCAAGGAACTCTAATTAGAAATGACAATTACATTAAATGCTTTACAAAAGCAAAGAAGAGATACTGCTAGTAATTGGACATCTAATAATACTGTATTGCTTGCAGGTGAATTTGGTTATGAAACTGATACAGAAAAATTAAAAATAGGTGATGGATCTACAGCATGGCAATCATTAGACTATTTACCAATACCAGATACAAATAGATTATTAACAGGAAATCTTACTGTTGGCGGTAATTTCACAGTAAATGGTACTACAACAACTATAGATACAACAACACTTACTGTAGAGGATAAAAATATAGAAATAGGCAAGGTTTCTAGCCCTACAGACACTACCGCTGACGGAGGGGGTATAAGCTTATTAGGAACTACTACAAAAACTATAAATTGGGTAGATTCTACAGATTCATGGACATTTTCAGAGCATTTAGATATAGCTACAGGAAAAGTATTTAAAATAAACAATACTGAAGTACTTAGTGCAACAACATTAGGTAGTTCTGTTGTTAGTAGCTCATTAACATCTGTTGGTACTATTGCTACAGGTACTTGGAACGCAACAGCTATTGCGTCTAGTAAATTAGCAAAACCTATAGACTTCGCTGACAACGAAAAAGCAAGATTTGGTAGTGGTAATGACCTACAAATTTATCACGATGGTTCACATTCTAGAATTGAGAACTCAACTGGAAATCTTCTTTTAGATAACTCTACTGGTGTTGATATGTACCTCAACTCTGGTAATGATATTTATATAAGACCTCAAGGAGCTGAAAATGGCATTAAACTTATCGGTGATGGAGCAGTAGAACTCTATTACGACAACAGTAAAAAGTTTGAGACAACTAGTTCTGGAGTTAGTACCGATGGCTTAATGAATTTTAATGGCACTGGAGATAAAATATTAATTGGCGATAATGGAAAAGTTGTTTTTGGTGGTGGTTTAGACCTACAAATTTATCACGATGGATCACATTCTAGGATTCACAATACTACTGGAAAATTATATATAAGAGCTAATGATGGATTGGGTGTATTTAATGGAGATGGTTCTGAAACTTTATTTGAGGCTGACACTAATGGAGCCGTAGAACTCTTTTATGATGGCACTAAAAAATTAGAAACAACTAATTTAGGAACAAAAATTATAGGAGATCTATTCCTTGATAATCCAGACCATGCTGGTAGTGATCTGCAATTTGATTCATCGGCAAAAAAATTAAAGTTTGATGATAATGTAAAAGCTAATTTCGGATCAGGTGATGATTTACAGATTTTTCACAATGGCGAAAGAAACAGGATTGATTCTGCTAATGGTCATCCAATAGATATCAGAAACACTAATGGTGTGACTGAGTATATGGCTGTCTTTGTTCCAGATGGTTCTTCTGAACTTTTTTATGACGGCAGTAAAAAGTTCCACACATTATCTACTGGCTGCTATATAACAGGATCAATAAACATTCAGGGTCAATGCTTACCAACTGATGATCACTCAGGACTAAATCTTGGTTCATCTTCTCAGAGATGGACTACTGTATTTGCTGCTAATGGATCAATAAATACTTCAGATAAAAATGAAAAAAATACAATTATTGATTCTGATTTAGGATTAGATTTTATAAATAAACTAAAACCAAAATCTTATAAATGGAACAAAGATGATGCTAAAACTCATTATGGATTAATAGCACAAGATTTAGAAGAAACACTTACAAGTCTAGGTAAAACTATCGCAGATTTTGGTGGTATTTATAAAGAAGATAATTCTCCTATGGGTCTAGGTTATTCTGAATTAATTGCACCATTAATAAAAGCTGTACAAGAATTATCAGCTAAAGTTGCAGCGTTAGAAGCAGCTTAGTACAATTATAAAAAACAAGGCTTTTTAATTATGGCTATTACTTGTATTTGGGAAATTAACGGCACACAATGCAAAAGAGATGTTAGTGACGGTTATTTTACAAATGTTGTCTATAGAGTAAAAGGAATTGATGGTACAGAAGAAAAGGCAAGACGTACAGGTGAGGTAATTTTTACAAAACCTGAATCATTACCATCTGATTTTATTGTTTTTGATACTTCTGCTAAAACACCAGATAGTGCAACAATGATTACTTGGGTAAAAGATGCACTAGGTACAGATGCAGTTACGGCATTAGAAGCTAGTTTAAAAGAAGAAATAGATTTAATTAACACACCAGTACAAGCCACAGGAGTTGCATTTTAAAACATGGCAAAAGCAACAAATGAAGAACTACAAACTGAACTGCAAGAAATGATTACAAAACATAATCAAGCACAAGAAGTTATAAACCAATGTAAAACTAGAGTTATAGAAATAAATGCAATATTAAAAGATAGACAACAGGATATTAATTAACCTTATCTTGCATTTGCCTTGTCATGAAGGATGTAACTAAATATAGAGGGGCTATAGTGGGTAAAATTATTAAAAATGATATGATAAGACTATGAGA